CTTCTCGGCCACCTCTTTGTCATAGCGCACTCGCTCGGTATGGATGTAGTCATCGTCCTTGCAGACAGCCAGATAAAAGGCACGATCAATCTTGGTGCCGTGCATGTAGAGCTGCATCTGCACAAAATGCTCGGGTTTGGACTTCTCCACGCCTTGTTTCACCAGGTCATCAAATGATTTCTTGCTGTGCGTCTTGAACTCGGCCACATGGCGCTTCTTGGGCGCTTCAGGTACTCCTGACTCGATGATGGCGTCCAGGCTGCCTGACACATGGCAGCCAAGGTCAACACGGCTCTGTGCGCTTCCTGTGCTGCGCACATCCATGCCGATGGCTCGCAGGTCTGAAACGATGGTTTCCTCTTCCATCTGGCCCCTGCGGAACAGACGCAGGACTCGGCCAGGAAACTTGGGCTGCACAGCCCAGCGAAAACTCAGCCACAGCCACCGATCACACACATGGCCGAGCTGGCTGCAACCCATGTGCGGCCTGGGCACCTCGGCCTTGGCCTCATGTGCTTTGTCAATCAACCCCTGGATGCTATGATTTGCTTCGGGTATCTTCATGGTTCCCGTCTCCTTCCTGTAGTTGCCACATTGCCCCAGGTGCCTCACGGTTCCTGGGGCTTTTTCTTGCTTACTTCTTCAGCCAGGGCGGTGCTGCCTTGGCCGGTGCTGCCTGGGCGGCAGGTGCTGCTGCAGGTGCGGCTGGCTTAAACGCTGGCGCTGTTCCACCATTGATTGCGCGATAGCCCTTCACATCGTTGCTGGCCTCGTAGGTCTTGCCGGTCTTCTCATCCGTGCGCGCTGCCCGGATCGCCAGCTTGATGTTGACGCTGCTGCCGATCAACTGGTCGGTGTCAGTCACCTTCGACAAGCCAATCGCTCGCATGATGTCTCCCAGTTGCTGGCGACCAATTTCCTCGGCCTTGGCATTGGCGTTCTTGATGTTCAAGTTCGAGAACACAACTCGCCCCTGGTGGCTTGGGCCAGTGATGTCCAGGCGAATCTTGATGTACTGGCCGGTGCCGTCATTGGTGTCCTTCAGCTCGGCCTGCGTGATGTTGGCGTTGTAGTTGCCCTCTGGAAGCGGTGCATAGCTTCCACCATTGCCTTGCGGCAGTTCGTTTGCGTCAAAGGTTTGTCCAAGAAAAGCCATGATTTACTCCTTGATGGTGATTTTGAAAGATGGGCGGCCAGCCTTGGCCGTGATTGCGTCTGCCAGTGGGCGCGTGATGGTCTCGTCTGCAGCCTTCCAGAGTGCCATGTTGATCTCTGGTGTCCAGCGGAACAGCCGTGCCAGATGCTCGGTCAGGCCATGCTCGGCGGCCAGCTCTTGCAGCTTGTCGCTGTCAACCTTGCGGTCAATGCGGCCAGCGATCTTGACCACAAAGCCGTCTGGCTCGGCAGTCTCAGTCCCCTCGAAGTTCTCAGCCAAGGCCAGCAACTTGACGATCTTGTCCTCGATCTTGCGGCGCTCAGTCGTGGCATTGCCCTCTTCGGCCTTGTAGCGCAGCCAGTCTGCGCTGAGTGCTTTCAGGTCAGCGTGCATCATGCTTTGCCTCCGATCTTGGCAATGACTGCGCTCAGGTCCGGTGCTTCCCAGGCATCCAGCTTTCCGCTGCGATCCTTGGCCAGCCAGAGGCCATCGCTGTCGCACATCAGCGCACGCTGGGTATTGCCATCGCCATCCTTCTCAACACGCAGTGCCAGCACCTCGTCGAAGAAGTATGGCAGCGCCTGGCCGGTCTTGTTGCCTGGCATCGATGGCGAGTACAGAACCCGTCCCATCTCATCCTGAGTCTTCTCCAACTTGGCGCTCATGTAGACATGGCGGCCAGGCAGATCGCGGAAGGCCCGAATGATGTCGGCCATCTGCTCCTGCATCGCACCGTAGGCTTGCCTCGGGTCTTTGGTGGCCTTCTTCTCGGTGTTCAGGCATACCTCAGCGATCTCGCTGATGCTATCCAGTGCCACCGATTTGTAGGCCTTAGCCTCGTCGCTGCTGGTCAGCCAGGTGTAAGCCTCCTGCAGATCGGTCATCGATGCGATCTCGATGAAGGGCAGGTCGGCGTCCTGGATGGACAGCAGGCCTCCTTCAGCAGACAACACGATGGGGCTTGGGAGGGTCTTGATCAGCGAGGTCTTGCCTGCGCCGGCCTGGCCATAGACCAGGACTTTCACACCGTTGGCAGCGAGGCTGCCGGTGGTCTTCACGTTGATTGCCATGAGTGGCTCTCCTTCTTGGGTTGCTGCGCCTTCGGGCGATTCCTTTCGCGCAGTGGTTGCACTATACTCCAAAAAAATGTAGAATGTCAACACCCCGCCAATTTTTTTTTATAGGGAACTGAAAATGATGACCTTGGAGCAGATACGAAACGCCCTATCAGACCGCATGCCAGCCAAGGTGGCAGAGGCCACCGGGCTGCACTACAACACCATCCGAGAGGTGCGAGACAACCCTGAGGCCAACCCGACCTACAAGGTAATGCTGGCTCTGTCCACCTACTTGGAAGGCCGGAGCAATGACCAGCAAAGCTGAAGCAGCCCTGACCTATGCCTCCTGGGGCTGGCATGTCATCCCGGTGGTTCCCAATGGCAAAGTCCCTGCCACCCAGCATGGGGTCAAAGATGCCACCACAGACTCCGAGCAGATCGCCAGATGGTGGGCACAGAACCCAGACTTCAACATCGGCATCGCAGCCGGTGAGCGCTCTGGCATAGTCGTCTTTGACATTGACCCTCGCAACGGTGGCGATTCCTCATGGGCCGCATGGCTCGATGCCAATGGGCGGCTCCCAGACGGTGCCATGCAGATGACCGCAGGCGGCGGCGAACATCACCTCGGTGTCTACAACCCAGAGATCAGGTCTTGCAAGCTCGCTGAAGGCGTGGACCTGTTGGCCGATGGGCGCTACTTTGTGGCATTCCCAAGCACTATTGAAGGACGCAGATACGAGTGGGAAGCCACAAGCGATCCGTTTGATGGCGTGGCACCGTTCACAATGCCGGATCAATGGCTTGAGTCCTACAGGGCGATGCGCAAGCCTGCAGAGCGCCAGCAGGCCAACACTGGTGGCGGTCTTATCCAGGGCAGCAGAAACAACGGCTTGACAGCCCTGGGCGGCGCGATGCGGCGCTACGGCATGACCGAGGCCGAGATCATGGCAGCTCTGGCCATCGCCAACGAGACCCGTTGCGAGATTCCATTGCCATCTTCCGAGCTGGCGCAGATCGTCAAGTCAGTTGGAAGGTACGAACCAGAAAGCGATGTGGCTGCGGCCACCGGCATCGGCTCAGAATCTGCCGACTTCATCCTTGCTGCGGCCCAGGCTGAGACGCAAGAATATTTCTTTACCCGAGCCACCTCCTACCTTGGGCAGCCAGCCCCACTACGCTGGATCATCAAAGGCTGGGTTCCAGACAGCGGCGTGAGCATGGTCTACGGCGAGTCAGGATCTGGCAAGACCTTCATCACACTGGACATGGCTTGCAATATCGCGGCAGGCTTGCAGTGGCATGGCCACAAGACCAAAGCAGGCTTGGTGGTCTATATGGCCGGGGAAGGGAACTATGGCCTGCGCCAGCGGGTGACAGCCTGGTGCAAGGCCCACGATGTCCAGGAATTGGACAACCTCCTGATCTCGAACAAGGCAATCGACATCGACAGCCCAGCCGCTGCGGCCCAGATCATTAACGCGGTGCGCGAAATCACCCAGGACGATGCGGTGGCTATCTTTATAGACACTGTGAATAATCACATGTCTGGGGATGAGAACAGCGCCAAGGACACCCGCAACATGCTTAATGCCTGCAACATCGTGGCCAGGGCGCTTGGCTCCAGCGTATGCCTCAATCACCACACCGGGCATGCAGCCGAATCCAAGCAGCGGGCGCGTGGCTCCAGCGCCTGGAAGGCATCGCTTGATGCCTCCATTCTTGTCTCCAAGAACGACAACAGCATCGAGATTACCTGCACCAAGATGAAGGACGCAGAGCCTCCGAATCCGTTCTTCGGCAAGCTGGAGACAGTGCCGCTGGGATGGATTGATGAGGATGGCGAGGAAATAAAAGGCGCAGTATTTGTGATTGAAGAAAATGCACCGGAGAAAAAGGAAAAAAAGGATTCTGAAATTCAAAAAGATATTCGCAAATTCACAAACGCTTGGTGGGCTGCTGGGGCTGAAGACCGAGACAAAATGCCTTATCTATCGCGCAGTGCATTACTTGAATATCTCACGATAAATGAAGGACTGACAGAATCTACTGCAAAAACTTATGCCCAGGAAAGTAAAAAAGGCAGGTTAATTTATAACCTGCTGAACGCTCAAATTATTCGTGCTCATCAACATGGCTGGGTGGTCTGTGACAGCGCTACAGCGGCAACCTTGATGGTCCGAAGGACTGAAAAGTAGAGTGGGACAATTGGGACAGGACTGGGACAATTGGGACTTTTGTCCCAAGGACAAGGCGAGGCAGCCTGGGACAGGACAGGACACACCCCCTAGGGGGTGTCCCATTTGTCCCAGCCACGATGTGCATTTTTTTGACCTGAAAGGAACAACCTGTGGATAAGTGCAAGACCTGCGGGTCAGACCAACTTGATGTCGGAATCACCAACATCACATCGGGCGCGACCGTTTATCCGATCTACTGCAAAGCATGCGGAGAAGTGTTTGCAAAATATGTGAAGAAAAGAATTGCCTTGGAACATGCCAGAGATAATGGCCCGCTGAAATACTTAAAAACAAGAACAGCAAAATATATTGAGAAACGACAAATTCAAATTAAATGCGAAGTGTGCGATGCAGATGAAGGTGAATTACACCATTGGGCACCTCAGTATTTATTCGGCAATGAAGCCGACTACTGGCCCGTTGCTTATCTTTGCCGCGCTTGCCATAAAAAATGGCATGATCTCGTAACTCCGAACATGAGCGCCAGAACATGACACCCATCCACGACTCCCCCAACTTCGCAACCTGGGAGCGCGACAACCTGGTGCGCTTTTGCCAGGACTGCTACGCTGCACTGCTGGCCGAGCAGGAGGCCAATGAGCAACTTAGGATTGACCTCAAAGATGCGATGAAGATGGCGCGGCAGCAAATTCTGAAGGACAATGCAGCATGACCACAAAATCCCACAAAACAAATCCAGCCGATAAGGTCGAGCAGTGGCCCATCGAGAAGCTGGTGCCATACGCCAAGAACTCGCGCACGCACAGCGAGGAGCAGGTGGCCCAGATCGCGGCCAGCATCCGCGAGTGGGGCTTCACGACCGCTGTCCTGGTGGACGAGTCCGGCAGCATCATTGCCGGTCATGGTCGCGTGATGGCTGCTCGCAAACTCGGCATGGCATCATTGCCGGTCATGGTCGCGTGATGGCTGCTCGCAAACTCGGCATGGCATCATTGCCGGTCATGGTCGCGGCAGGCTGGACCGATGCCCAGAAGCGCGCCTACGTCATCGCCGACAACAAGCTGGCGCTGAACGCTGGCTGGGACAACGAGCTGCTGGCGCTCGAGCTGGGTGAGCTGGGTGATCTTGGGTTCGATCTGAATCTGGTGGGGTTTACCGATGAGGAGATCGCGGCGCTAATGCCAGTGCAAGGCACCGATGGCCTCACCGATCCTGACGATGCTCCTGCCGTGCAGGAAAACCCTGTCACGGTTCCAGGAGACGTCTGGGTGATGGGAAAGCACCGCCTTTTATGTGGTGATTCGACCAGCGTTGACGACCTGATCAAACTCACTGGCGGCCAACTGGTGGACATGTGGCTGACCGACCCGCCTTACAACGTGGCCTACGAGGGCGGCACGAAGGAGAAGCTGACCATCAAGAACGACTCGATGGGCGACGATCAGTTTCGACAGTTCTTGCGCGATGCTTACACCGCTGCCGACATGGTGATGAAACCTGGCTCGGTGTTTTACATCTGGCACGCCGACAGCGAGGGCTATAACTTCCGAGGCGCGGCCAAGGACGCTGGCTGGACGGTGCGGCAGTGCCTGATCTGGAAGAAGTCCTCGATGGTCATGGGACGCCAGGACTACCACTGGAAGCACGAGCCGTGCTTGTACGGCTGGAAAGACGGTGCTGGCCACCTCTGGGCGGCTGACCGCAAGCAGACCACCATCCTGGAGTTCGACAAGCCCAGCCGAAACGGCGAGCATCCGACCATGAAGCCGGTGGCGTTGTTCGAGTACCAGATGCTCAACAACACAAAGGGCGGCGACCTGGTGCTCGACTCCTTCGGCGGCTCCGGAACCACCCTGATCGCAGCCGAGAAGAACGGCCGCACGGCAATGCTGATGGAGCTGGACCCGCGCTATTGCGACGTCATTGTCAAGCGCTGGCAGGAGTTCACAGGCAAAATCGCAGTTCACGCAGAAACTGGACAACCTTTCGCGGAGGTTAAAGATGGCAGCACGAAAACCCACAATTGAAAAATCGGTTCTAAAAAAGCCGGATGGCCGGAAAAACAACGGCGGCGCACGGGAAAACGCTGGTCGGATGGCCTTTGAGCCGACCGACGCAGAGCGCAAACAGGTCGAGGCAATGTCAGGATACGGCCTGCCAATCGAGCAGATCGCCATCTTGGTGCGCGGCGGCATCGACACCGACACGCTGCGCAAGCACTTTGCCACCGAGCTGGTGGCCGGCAAGGCCAAGGCCAACTCTGGCGTCGGTCGCACTCTGTTCCAGAAGGCAATGGGCGGCGACACGGCGGCCATGATCTGGTGGTCCAAGACCCAGATGAAGTGGAAGGAAACCCAGGCGCACGAGCTGACCGGCGCAGACGGCGCGCCCCTGGAGTTTGCAAAGATCGAACGAGTGGTCATCCGTGGCAAAGCAGACGCTGAAAATTCAGACGCCTGAGTGGGCGCTGCCGCTGCTGGAGCCGTCGCGCTACAAAGGCGCGCACGGCGGCCGTGGCTCCGGCAAGTCCCACACCTTTGCCGAGATGCTGATCGAGGCGCACATCATGGACCAGTCCAGCCGCAGCGTCTGCGTGCGCGAGGTCCAGAAATCGCTGGCGCAGTCGGTCAAGCGCCTGCTCGAACTCAAGATCGAGTCTATGAATGCAGGCGCTTACTTCGAGGTGCAGGAGGCCGTCATCAAGTCCAAAAAGGGCGACGGCCTGATCATCTTCCAGGGCATGCAGAACCACACGGCCGACTCGATCAAGTCGCTCGAAGGCTACGACCGTGCCTGGTGCGAGGAGGCGCAGAGCCTGTCGCAGCGCAGTCTGGACCTGCTGCGGCCAACCATCCGCAAGCCAGGCTCAGAGCTGTGGTTCACCTGGAACCCCAGCCAGGCCAGCGACCCGGTCGATGCCCTGCTGCGTGGCGAGAAGCCTCCACCGGACGCCAAGGTGCTGGAGGTCAACTACAACGACAACCCCTGGTTCCCCGACGTGCTGCGCGCCGAGATGGAGTACGACCTGGCGCGCGACCCGGACAAGTACGCACACGTCTGGCGCGGCGGCTACCTGCAAAACAGCAGCGCGCGCGTCTTCCGCAACTGGCGCGTCGAGGAGTTCGAGGCACCAAAGGACGCCATCCACCGGCTGGGCGCTGACTGGGGCTTTGCCACCGACCCGACCGTCCTGGTGCGCTGCCACATCGTCGGCCGCAACCTCTACATCGACCACGAGGCCTACATGGTGGGATGCGAGATCGTCAACACGCCGGACCTGTTCATGACCGTGCCAGAGGCCGAAAAGTGGCCCATCGTGGCTGACAGCTCGCGGCCGGAGACGATCAGCCACATGCGCAAGAACGGCTTCCCCAAGATCATGGGCGCGGTCAAGGGCGCGAAGTCGGTGGAGGAAGGCGTCGAGTGGCTCAAGTCCTACGATGTGATCGTCCACCCGCGCTGCATCCACACCATCGACGAGCTGACCTTCTACAGCTTCAAAACCGATCCGCTGACTGGCAAAGTGCTGCCGATCCTGCAGGACAAGAAGAATCACGTCATCGATGCGCTGCGATATGCGTGCGAGGGCGTCCGCAGGGCCGCGGTGGTTTCGCGGCCTGTCAACTTCACACCATTGCCTGTCACGAGCAAATGGTAGAAAATACTTGCAAATAGGGGCGAAATATGGCACGCATGTCCAAAGAGCAATATCTCAACAATCTGCACACCGATGCGCTGGAGCAGTTCAACGACATCCAGACCGCACTGCGCGACGAGCGCCTGCAGTGCCTGCAGGACCGGCGCTTTTACAGCCTGGCCGGCAGCCAGTGGGAAGGCCCACTGTGGGACATCTACGAGAACAAGCCGCGCTTCGAGGTGAACAAAATCATGTTGTCGGTCATCAGGATCGTCAACGAGTACCGAAACAATCGGATCACGGTCGACTACGTCAGCAAGGACGGCGAGAACGACAAGCTGGCCGAGACCTGCGACGGCATGTACCGAGCCGACGAGCAGGACAGCGTGGCCGACGAGGCCTACGACAACGCCTTCGAGGAGGCCGTGGGCGGTGGCTTTGGTGCCTGGCGTCTGCGCACCGTCTACGAGGACGAGGAGGACGAGGACAACGAGTACCAACGCATCCGCATCGAGCCGATCTTCGACGCCGACAGCTCGGTGTTCTTTGACTTGAACGCCAAGCGCCAGGATAAGGCCGACGCCAAGTTCTGCTACGTCGTTACCTCGATGACCAGGGCCAGCTACAAGGAAGAGTGGGGCGACGACCCGACCGACTGGCCCAAGATCATCCATCAGTACGAGTTCGACTGGTGCACGCCGGACGTGGTCTACATCGCCGAGTACTACAAGGTCGAGGAGGTCAACGAGACCATCCGCATCTTCCGAGCCATCGACGGCACCGAGGAGCGCTACAGGGCCAGCGAGTTCACCGACGACCCTGCGCTCGAAGAGACCCTTGCGGCCATCGGCAGCGTCGAGGTGCGGCAGCGCAAGATCAA